AAACAATCTGTCATCGTATGAATTTGATTCAATAGAGTTAAACTCCGGATTTAATGTTCCATCAGGATAAACAGAATAAATATAACCTTTAAAGTATTTGTTTTCAGGACTTTGAGATGTTCTCATATATCTTGATGAAGGTTCAATTCTGTCTAACAATTGATAAGGATAATTAAAAAATGCCGGATTGTTTATTGGATTAGTATACCACCCATTTTTTTGAGACCCAAAAATACTATTGGTGTCATCTGGTTTTATATTCCATTGATAAAATGGAACCGTTTGAGTGAACACCGAAAAATAACTAAAAGTACACGGTTGACCCGCAATCCCATCAGGGTCAATAATCGTTCTTTTTGGTGATATAAAATCTCGTGTTTGAGTATCTGAAGAAAAGAAAACACCAAACACCACCTTATCAATATCACTTGACGGGTTATAATATATTGGGTTTTGCTGTCCAACAGGATTGTCAGGATAATTTAATGATTGGAACGGAGCCACCGATAATTCAGAATTAATTGCAATCATTTGAGCGTAATCACCATCAATCATAAGTTTAGTTCTACTAAAAAATGATAGGATACCGACATTAGTTACCCCAATTCTTTGCAAAAATCCGGGACTAGCTAATCTTGTAATAATTAAAAGATTTAATAATTCAGAAACATCACCATAACTTGACGTATTTAATCGATTAGCAACATACCCATCAAAATCATCAGACATAACCAATTCTTGTATATATAAGTTTCTTGGTCCTAAATCCATAATAGTTGTAGGATATTTTAAGTTTTTTAAATTACCACCATAACCACCAAATATACCTTCTATAAATGAAGAAGGACGAGGTCTATCCATACCAATAAATTCAGAAATACTATCATTCCAAGGACTACTTCTATAATAAAAATTATTAGTGTCTTGGTCAAAATAAATATTTTCACTACAAATTCTACTCACAGGTCGATTTTGACTATTGAAAACAATATCATTAGAAAATGAAAAAGGATAAAGAACCCCATTAATCCAATTGTTCGTAAATAAATGTGAAAATACGTTTCTACACGCACCAAACATTACTTGAATCCTATTTGTCCATTCAAACACTACTTGAAAATCTTGACCTGATAATAAAGAAAGTATTGGTTGAGTAATTAATATGTAACAACCACCATCAAACTTAACTTTACCTCCACCAAAACTCCAACAAGAATTTCCTTTATCATATATTCTTAAATTATTTTTTCCACCAATTTCTTCACTATAATAACACCCTAAAGGTGCCATATCACCACAATTAAATGACTTTAAAATTTGATTAACAAGCTCTGGTTCAGCATCCGGACCAACTATTGGTTCAGGCGCAAAAGCACCTGCTTCTCCCACAAATACACTTGACGACCCCGTCCCACCAACACTTTGATTAATCGTCGCACCATCATCAGTAACAACAAAAATGGCAAAATTAGTGTTTGTGTGTAAAGGGAAACTATTTTCTAAATTATTTTGTACAACTGTAGAGGTGGGTAATCTATCAGACCTCATAACTATTTTACGTTGATTAGTACTAGTTAAATCAAAATTTAAAACCGCAGTGCTTGGGTATTTTGGTGCGTAGTAAATCCCTTCAACTAAAAATGGGTTACTTCCATCTCTTTGATTTATATCTAATCTCTGATAAAACATACTACCACCTTCGACTATTTCACCTCGATAATAACCTCTATTATCAGTAGGAGAAACGTTGTAAGTACCTGCTCTTCTATTAAAAGGAATAGTAAATACTATACACTGTATATCATAAGTGTATGGGATATCCCACTCAACAATAAACCCATTCCGTCCTCGTGTTCCAATTGTTACTGGTGAGTTATCATCATTAATATATTGATTAACCACTCTAGAAACAGATGATGATGGTGATGTTACGTCTGATAATGTAAGAAGACCATTTAATGGAGTAAAACCACCGTTTGTTGTGTCTAAATAAGAATAATATGTATGTAGATTACTTGAGAACGCACTAAACCCAAATGTTTCAAATAATGGGTTAGGTGGTGTTATAGATGGTTCAAAACGAAACGAATTAAAATAAAAATTTGATGTTAAATTACTTGTCGCTAAATGATTAACACAATTTAAAGTTCCTTGAATTGGGTAATTTAATTTATATTCATCCCCTTCAACTATCATCTCCGGATTTAAATCGTTAAAATTATACCCAAATAATCTACTTAAATCATAACGAACTTTAGTTCTACTTGAATTAGGGTCAACACCTCTAACCAAGAAAATAACTTTTTGTTTATCCATTGATTTATAATAATCTATAGGTGAAAAAAATCTTTCTATTGTTGACCAAGACAAGTGTGGATTACAAGGAAACGCAAATTCTTGAGGTTGGCTTACACGATAAAATCTCATATCGTTATTTAAAAACCTATTATAAAATGAATTATTGCTGTTCCAATCATTAGGTAATGAAGCCGTGTTACTATTACACATTCCACTATATTCAGAATAAGTCATCCCTGTAATGACTTGGAAATATTCAATATCCATAGGGAATCTAGCATATGGAGGGTCAGTTGAAGGTGTAACAATTTGATATGATACGGTTTGATTACCCGAAGTACCATTAGGATTTGCGTATTCAATTGTTATTGTCACAGGATTAGTTGGTGTTCCACTATTTATTGTCGTACCTGTAATGGTATTTGTACCAAACTCATTTAATGTTGTTCCGGTATTAATAACATTTTTATCTTTTGATAGAGCAAAATCTTGAAAAGATAACATAGTCCCCGCCTCTAAATTTGTAGCACTTTGAGTACATACTATCGCAACCACATTATCATAGTGAAAATTAGTGTCAGGATTATTTAAATCCGGTTGAAATGTTACCTTAATTCTATTAACTCCCCCACCAGGATTATTAGGTCCATCGTTAAAATATTTTCCTTTAGTATTAAATAAATTTAATCTTTCAGATACAGTTAAACTTGATGAAAAATATAAATATTCAGGATTATCCGCAGATAATGCAGGGTCTTCGTCATTATTTGCCGATATAACTGAAATAGGAACTCTCGTTGATGGTACAAATGACGCGTCATCAGCATTACCCAAACCATTTCCTGCAAATAAATTTTGATAAACTGAATCACCTGTGTTAACACCTGGTGTACCAGGTGTTCCATTATTTAATCTATTAATCTTATATTGTGAGGCAATTTCAAATGGTGTTAATAATGATGAACCAGCCCCTTCAGGAAGAGATTCGTCCGGAGCATCTATTTCTAATTGTTCTACACCAGGTTCGTCTTTAGGTAAATCTCCATTATCACCACAATCACAAAATGAACACTCCGGATAAGATAAATTTGGTATTTTAATATTTTTTAATTTATCAGGGAATTCAAGAATTTGTTTTGCTAAACGATTAGCATCCGCTAAACCAGGACAAGACATTTTGTCTCTTAAATTTCTGAATTTTCTACCAATTAACGGCAATGCTCCAAGAATACCTAAAAGCCCTTTTAAAATACTACAAATAAATCCAACAACTATTATTAATGGATAAAGAATAACTACTAAAATTATCCCTACAACTTTAAGAACAAACCAAAGAATATGAATAACAGGTATTAATGAAATAAAAACCGGTCTGAATAAAAATAACATTATCCAAAATAAAAAATAAATTAAGTCAAACCTAAAAACACCATCATTTGTTGGGAATTTATTGTTCTCACTTTCACAAGAATCGTCAATAATATTTTTAATACCAATAAATTGCGTATTTAAATAACCTTTTCTATATTGGTCAACTAATTGAGATACAGTATAAACTTTATTATATTGCATTAAATAAAACGTATCTGTACAATCTATTGCCGATTGAAAATCAACATAATCATCCCAATCTAAACTAAACGCATATGACTTCTTTTGAAGTGTTGCGTTTGGGTTTGAACCACTAGTTGTCCAACCGTGTTCTTTAACATTTGGTACTAAAAAATACCCTCTTCTAACAGGTTCTGATATTGATGGTGATTGATTCCATTTAACTTTGAATCGGTATTTACCTTTAGTCGGGATACCTTTTTTAGGGTCATCAGATATAACTTGTTCCCCAAACTCATTAGTTATTAAATAATCTAAATTCATTGGGACATCTACTAACCACGCACCATTATCATCAATAACTTGACCACCTTCTTCTAAATCAACCGTCTCTAATATTGGTTTACCCTGAGCATCTAAAAAAATAGTTTGTCTTATCGCCAATATTTCCCCCGGACCGGTTACTAAAGTACATTGCGAACCGGATTTAAGTCGAGGTTTACAATTTCTAGGAAGAGCTTCATCATCATTACTTGAAACAATCGAACCCATAAAGATGGATGTTGGTCTAATATCAATACCGGATTCTTTAGATAAATCAAAGTCAGTTCTTGTTATACCCAAATTACATATTTCAGGTTGACCCCATAACGGCTCAACCTCAATAGTTCTATTAAAATTAATAATTTGAGGTAACGAATTTAAATTTGTTGAAGATTTAAAGTTTATACCCGCAACTTGAGCTGGAGTTGCAAGACCCATTCTTATCAAATCTTGAGGTGATAATGAAAATTCCCCAATATCCGATAAGTCAATATCAACAACAACTGTTTGACTTCCGGTTGGTACACCAAAAATCATATAATCACCGCTAGAGTTTGTTACCGTAGAGTATTTGTAATATTTGTCGTAGACCTGTATTAAAGTTGGGTCTGTTAAAACATCTTCCCGATTAAAAAAAGTTCCTGTTGGGTTATGTCCACTATGAGATTTAACATATGGTAGTAGATTATATCTATAACCATCTTCATTTAAATCTGTTAATGTTTTATACGGATATAAATCAGAAGTAACCGGATTAAGTTCATCATTTGTGTCTAAAGGTATAAACACAGAAACTTTAGCATTTGGAATACCAAAACCATTATTTACACTTACTCTACCTACAATAACCCCATAATCCGAGCATTGTCTAGTATATATTTGACTTGGTAATAATTTTAGAGATAATATTTCTAAATACTCAAATTCTTGTTCTATCAAGACGTTAAGTGATTTATCAACACCAGGCTCAGTACGTATTCTAAATGAATTGGACATAATAATCTTTTTTAATAAATAGTTTATATACTATTTTCAAAAGATAATTCAATAAATTTTAAAATAAATCTCTAAGAGAAATTAACTGTTTTAATATTTTTAACTCTAACGTTGATATCTTTATTTGGATATCTAACTTGATACACTTGTCTTGGTTCAGCAAAAATTGTATCATCAACTAACTCAATTTGTTTAGTTTCCGAATCAATATATCTTTGTGATGTTTGAGAGGAAGAATATTGACCACCAACTTTATTAAAAAATGTCATATCAGAAACGGAAATAACTCCATTTTCGCTTTGAACTAATCTTCTTAATTCGGATACATTAACATTTTCACCCATTTCTTGGTTTGTTGGGTCAAAATAATCTGTGATTATATTAATTATTTGAGAAATAATTGAACCTTGATTTTGTGAATTATCTAACACAACGTCAACATTTATTGCTAAATCTATTACATTTGCACTTTCAATTGACACATAATCATTAATCATACGATAATTTGATAGATAATTCGCAACATTATTTTTTAAAGTATTTGAAACTATTTCGGTTAATCTACCGGTTTCATCATATGATAACATCTGAACTTTAATTTTATTATTTTCTTCCGTTATCGCAACTTTAGCCGGTGCACCAAATTGTGACGGCATTGTTCTAATGATTGATTCATAATCATTAACAGTAACAGCTCTGTTTTGTGCTGTAAAGTTATATGAAACTAAATTTCTAACTTCTTCTGTTGTTGGATAGTTTGCTCCACCGATAGCCGCTGTCACATTATTACATCTTAACGAATTAACAACTGTGGTATTAACAGATTCGGACGGACCATTTACAAAGAATGAAACCGTACCGATTTGTGTAATAACACCAACACCTAAATTACTTGCCGTTCCACCACCAATTCTATATTGAACAAATAATGTGGTATTAGGTTTTAAAGTACTACCTAATGCAAAGTTATTAGAATATTTGTATAAATTTAACGGTTTACCATCTCTAGCAAATTCTCTTAATTGTTCATCAGCAGATTGACTACCACCACCAAAGGTCATTTTAAAGAACCCTTCAGGTGTAAATTCTGTTATGAATTTAGTCGCAGTGTTTACATATCTACCCACTTTAATACCAGGGTTGTCAGAAACTTTTGTTGGGTCTTCAATAAACACCCTATCTTGAGCCAAAGCTTGAACTTCAAACCATCTATTATCAACACCTAAAAATTCTTGATTTGAAGGTACATTGGCATATTGAGTACCATCTTTTAACAAAACACTAGTAACACCTAAAACAGTTTTTTCAGGTAAAAATATTTCAAAAAATGGTCTTACGTCATTTGCTGTAATAACTCTCTTAAAAACTTTAGTAATACCATTAACAACGGTCTCACGTTTTACAATGGTATAATTTAATAACTTATTGTTTGAATCAAAATTTGGGATTTTTAATCTATTAGGGAATCCATCTGCGTTTGATGGTGAAGAAAAATCAATATCATAAACAGTTTCAAATACTTGACCTGCACCACTTACTTGAGAACCTCTACGTAAAATACCACAATATCTTAAATCCTCTTTATCTCCGAAAGCAGGAACAGTTATTGAAAAATCAACTAATGCAACTGAAGGTCTTTGACCCGGAACTTTTAATCCGTAAGTTTTGGCAATATTAAATATTGATGACCTTTGTTGAGCATATTGTAACACAGTTTCCTGAATACTTCTATCTATATTAAATTGAAGGTTGTCGGTAACTGCAGCGTTTAGGTCTAATAATACAGAGAACACACTCGCATCATTAAAGTTATCAATTAATTCAGGATAATAAGTTCTTGTAAAGTTTATTAACTCAGTTCTAATTGATTGGAAATCTCTCGTAGTATACGATATTTTTTTATTTGCCATATTCTTTAAATATTTAGGATTACAAAATCACTAGCGTTAAACACGTCATTATTTATTTGATAATCTATTTTTACTTTCGCAGTGTGTTCTTTAGTTCCAATACCCGGTACTCTAAAAACGCGTGTATCGTATTGGTCAATATAAGTACCTTTATCCTCCTCACCATCGGATGCCGCAGTAATACTTATATTTTTAATTGTTATTCCCGGTATATATTCCTCAACAGCATCTCTAATTTCAGCATCAATATCTGAAAAGGTCGGACCATCTAATGGTTCAAAAATAAATTCATACAATCTTGTACCAAAATCGGGTAAAAAATATCTACTTCCTTTTCTAGTTAATAATAAATGTATTAAGTCCGTTCTTGTTTCTTGAGTACTATCACTAGAAAGGTCTAAATACTTTCCATCATAAGAATCCCTAAAAGGGAAATTAATACCATATGTTTTTCCATCTGCCATATCTATAAATATAGTGTCGTAATTATTTCTTATAAATAGAGTAAAATAAAAAATCACGACCAAAGTCGTGATTAATATTTATTTCTATTAAGAACCACATCCAAAACACTCAAATTCACTGTCTTTTGGTTTTTGATTTATTTCAACGGTTGGTTTTTCAATAGGTTTTGGTTGACCCACTTTTGAAATATCCACTGCTAAATGTTTTGCTCCGGTTGATATCGCTTTTGTTCTAACATAATAACAAAGAGTTTTCAATCCTTTACCCCAAGAATGGAAGTGTGATGATGAAATCTTTGATAATGTCGGGTTTGACATATAGATATTCATTGATTGTGATTGGTCAATGAATGGTGCTCTGTCTGCCGCCATATCAATAAGTTCTCTTTGAGATATCTCCCAAATTGTTTTATACTTTGGAATTAAGTGTTCAATTCTCTTAACTTTTTTGTTGTAGTTTTTATCCTCAACATCAAGATAATGATTAAAGTTAATGTTTTGAATTGAACCTTCATTCATAATGATTTCATTTTTCAAATCTTCTGACCAAATACCAATTTTCTCAAAATCATTAATTAAGTATTTGTTAACAATTAAGATTTCACCCCCAACAACTCTTCTGTTAAATAATGCCGAGTGAGCCGGTTCTGTCATTTCAAATGAACCTGTAATCTTAGCTGATGACGCTACCGGCATCTGAGCCGTGAATAACGAGTTACAAACCCCGTGGTTGGACACTTCTAACTTAAGTGAGTCCCAATCCCACATTCTACCTAATCCTTCATAATCTAACCCCCACATATCAAATTGGAATATACCTTTTGACATTGGTGACCCTTTAAAGAATTTGTATGGTTTATATTCACCTGATTTACATAATTCCATACTCTCGGTGATTGCAGCGAAGTAGATAGTTTCAAAAATCTCTTTATTTAATTGTCTTGCTTCTTCAGATGTGAAGATGTAATCCATTAAGTAGAACACGTCGGCAAGACCTTGAGTTCCGATAGCAATCGCTCTTTGTTCTAAACCACCTTTTCTACCTTGTTCAGTTGAATAACTATTGATGTCAACAACTTTGTTAAGTGCTCTTACAACCTTTCTAACCTCATTATAAAGTAATTTAAAATCAAACTCACCTTTAACAATAAAGTTTTTCAATACCATAGATGATAATGTACAAATTGCCGTAGTATTTTCATCAGTATATTGGTAAATCTCATTACATAAGTTAGATTGTTTAATCACCCCAATATTTTGATGATTAGTTTTTCTGTTTGCACTATCTTTAGAACATAAGTAAGGAACTCCGGTTTCAACTTGAGATTCAATAATCTTATTCCAAATTGTTTGTGCTTTTACTTTTTTACCAAGACCAAGTTCAACCGCTCTGTTATAACTATGTTCGTATTCTTCACCATAAGTTTCCTGTAATGGTTTGATACCCGCTTTAATAATATCATTAGGACAGAATAAATACCAATCCTTATTATCTTTAACAGCATTCATAAAGTTGTCCGGTAACCATATAGATGTAAACAAATCTCTTGCTCTTAACTCTTCAGCACCTGTATTCTTTTTGATGTCAAGTAAATCAATAATGTCTTTGTGCCAAGGTTCAATGTAGATAGCCGCACTTCCCGGTCTTCTTCCTTGTTGATTAAAGAATCTTAACCCTTCATTAACAATCTTAAGGTATTTTAATAAACCACCCGCAAATCCACCTGATGAATTAATACGACTTTCTTTACTACGAACGTTAGACATACATAACCCAATACCAGCAGCGTCAGATGAATAAGTTGAAATGTCATTGAATGTTTGTAATAACCCTTCTCTCGAATCACCATGATTGTATTTCAATACACAAGACGCAAGTTGAGGTGTTTTAGTTCCCGCATTAATCATAATTGGTGTTGCAGGAGAAATAAGTTGGTTTGACAATGATTGATAATACTCAACCGCTTGTTCAAATGATTTAGTAACCCATAAAGCCACTCTCATATACATATGTTGTGGTCTTTCAATTACTCTACCTTCAGGTGTTTTTAATAAATACATTTCTTGTAATGATTTCCACGCAAAATAATCAAAATTATAATCATTCTCGTGATTTATTACAGAATCAATATTTTCAGGACCATATTTTTCAATAGTTTCCATTAACTTATCGTTAATAATTCCATCAACGTGTAATGTGTGCATAGTATTACAGAAACTTTCGTCAGTTTCTTTATGATATGCAGAAATAGCCACTGAAGACGCCAACCTTGAATAATCGTGGTGACTTCCGGTATATGCCGCAGCAATCTCGTAAACCAATTTATCCAACTCTTTGGTTGTAATAACACCCTCTGTTGGAACTGAAGTAATCACCTTAATGAATACCTCATCAGCGTTTACGTTTAAACCTCTTGCAGCTCGTTTAACTCTATTATAAATTTTTTGGGGGTTGAACGAAACTTCGTCCCCCCCTCTTTTTCTTATCTTTAATGACATCATATTAAAAATCGTCTGTAAATGTTAATGACTCACCCAATTTAGCTTTTTGGTATTCCATAGTTCTTGATTCAAAGAAGTTACCCTTTGTTTCAACAGCAATTTGCTCCATAAACTTAAATGGTTGTTCTACGTTAAATTGTTTTTTACAACCAAATTTAACTAATAAACCATCAGTAACAAACTCAAGGTATTGTTTCATCAAGTTTGAATTCATACCAATTAAAGATACTGGTATAGATTCAGTAATAAATTCTTTTTCAATCTCCAAAGCAGATAGTAAGATTTCTCTAATTCTTTTTTCACTTGGTTTATTTTCCAAATGATTGTTAACCAAGTGAATCGCAAAATCACAATGTAAATTCTCATCTTTAAAGATAAGTGAATTAGCGTTACATAATCCTTGCATAATTCCTCTTGATTTTAACCAAAAGATTGAACAGAATGAACCTGAGAAGAAGATACCCTCAACCGCAGCAAACGCAATCAATCTTTCTTGGAAAGTTGAATTCTCAATCCAATCCAACGCCCATTTTGCCTTCTTTTGAACTGCCGGCAATTTATCAATTGCGTGGAAACATTCATCTTTCTCATCAGCATCTGAAATATATGTGTCAATCAATAATGAATACATTAATGAGTGAATATTCTCTGCCATAAGTTGGAATCCGTAGAAGAACTTAGCCTCAGGGTATTGAACTTCTTTTAAGAAGTTTTCCGCAAGGTTTTCGTTAACGATTCCGTCAGACGCTGCGAAAAATGATAATACATTCTTAACAAAGAATCTTTCATTATCTGTTAAATTTTCCCAATCTCTAATGTCATTGGATAAATCAACTTCTTCAGCCGTCCAAAATGCTGATTGATGTTGTTGGTAAAATTCCCATATATCATTATGTTCAATAGGGAAAATAACGAATCTGTTCGGATTTTCTTTTAATATTTTTTCTTCCATTTTTTTAATTTTGTGTTTGTTGTTTTTCTTTTCTTTTTTCTAATAAATCTTTGATTCTTTGTCTATTTCTTTCTTCAGTTTGTTCTTCAAGACCTAAGAACGTTACCGAACTTTCTGTATCAATTTCTAACATACCATTGTCAAATTTACAATTTTCAAAGACAATACCATCATCACCAATACGTGATTTAGTAATAGCAATCGTTGCTAGTTTCATTTCTTTTTGTTGTAGAGATTTTGCCACGGAAATGATTACGTGTCCAACCTGTGCTTTTTTGATAGAACCACCCATTTGGTCAGTAGTTACTACATCAGAAGATATTGAACTTCTATTACCTTGAGTTGCAGTCCACCCAACAATGTCCAACTCGTGACACATAGCTTCAAATGCTCTCATCACAGACCCTTCAGATTTCCATTCATCCCCCAAGTTTTTATCAGGAACCACACAATCAATGTAGTCCAATAATACCATATCAATTTTGTTTCCTTCAGAAATCATTTTTCTAACTTGATTCTTAATTTGCATCATTGTTACGGTGTCAGATGGAAGTTTTTTAAGTATAAGTTCGTTAGGCATATTTTCCTTAACTTCTTTTACTTTAGCCATAACTTCATCCTTTTTTAATGACAATTCATCCGGATGGATTTTTGTCCATAAAGTAATGTGTTTACGTTGA